AAATCTTTAGCCATTTTTTTAAGTTCTACGGCGACAGCCATTTTTGCAGATGCTTCTTTTATAAAATCATCTTTTATACCCATGGCGGTAGCCTCCACAATATCCGCAGCAAAGTTATGACCTTTTAACTTTAAGCTTCCAGCAATCTTTCCAAGTCCAGTCAAAATATGATTAGCTGTGGTATCAAAATATTCATTTGCAGAAACAGCTTTATTATCTGAACAATTACATACTCTTTTACCACAAATAGGGCAAGATTCAGATATACCATCTAATGCTTTGATGTTTCCATCTAGAGCCCCACTAATATTATCTGCATGTAATTCATCAGCCATCAAAAAAGACTCTGGATCAGATAAGGAATCATCAAACTCTTCATCCTCTCCTGAATTCAATATATTCTCTATAGGATCATCTTCGGCAGAAGAATCAAAAAGAGCTTGAGCCTTTTTTTCCAGATTATGTTTCTGAAGAATCCTCTGAAACTCTGCGGCGATATTATCGCCATTAAATCTATTTCCAATCATAGGATCCCCCTTTTGTTATTTGTTGAATAATGCAGAAAGATTTTCTACCATTGATCTTTGTGGTGCATCCTCAGGTGTTTCATAACCTATGTTTAATCCGCCAAGATCACTAGCAACCTTAATAGTCTCAGGCATTCTCGCATTAGCTATAGATCGTTTAAATGCTTCAAAGGCTTTGTCATCAAATTCTAAAACCAAATCTACTTGGCTATCTAATGATGCTCTAGTTGGAGCAATCAAACCCTTGCGTTGCATATCCATTGCTAAGTCATAAGCTCTTCTCATCCGAAGTTTAACGGCCTCCTTCTCTTCTGCCGCTTTTCTTTCAATCAACTTTTTAGCTATTGCAGCGCGTGGTGATGGAAGTTTTTCAACTACAAAAGACGCACCCTGAACGCCATCATTTGGGACTACGTCATTTGCATCATTTTCATCTTTCCCACCATGCATATCTTCTTCGTGCTCTTCAACTTCTTCTTCAGCTTCTTCTTCTGCAATATCTTCCATTTCATTTTCTTTATCGTCAGCTAAGTTGAATTTTCCGTCATCAGCCAGATTACCTGTTGGAGCTTTATTAGCCACCTCTTGAGGGGTACCTACTGGAACGGCCGGAGCACCTGCTTTATCAGAATCACCTTTTGGAGTTGATTCTGCTACGCGTTGCGCATGACCAGCACCATCATCTGCTTCATTTAAATCTGGAGATTCATTTTCTACTTCGTCTGAATCTAAAGCTTCCATAGCAATTTTTTTACGAGCAGATTCTAACAAAGCTAATCTACGTTGTTTACGTAAATTAAGCGCCTGAGCAAACAACTCAGACTCTGCCTTTGAGGCTGCCTTTGAAGTATCTTTTCCTGAGGGCTCTTTAGTAGCTACTTCCTCTCGTTCTTTTGCACTATCTTCTGCTTCTTCTACATATTCAGAAGTTTTTACCATAGCCGAAGAAACAATCTTTGCCATCTTTAGCAGGGTACGTGCTTCGCTGGTTAATTGTGCTGAATCTTCCAATGCACTAGCAGTTAGTGATTTAAGCTCTGAGTACTTTTTAGGAGAAATCCTATTTTTGTGATCATAAGCTTCAATAATTAAAGCTAATTCGTCAGCTGATTCACTAGATTCTGCCAAAACAATCTTCATATCTTTTAAAAGGTTACGAGATAGATTGGTAATTTCATCTACTGGTTTGTCGGCATCTGTATCAATATTTACTTCTACTCCACCTTTTCCACTGCCCAAGTCTTCAATTGCTTCTTTTAGATCAGCAAAAGCTTCCTCTACTACCACTAAAGCATCTGATGCTTTAGCTTGAGGATCTTCTTCGTCAATATCCTCAGCACCAGCTTCTGGATCTTCTTCTGGCATTATAGATTCTTCTGGTAGGGGAGCCTCTTCCGGCATTGGAGCATCCAAAGCACCGGGAGCAGCAGGAGGAGCACCTAATCCAGCCATCGGATCTGCTTGACCTAATCTAGTAAGCTTTCCAGCCACAGAACGTAAACCATCAGTACGAATAGCTGCAACAACAGCCTTGCCATACTCTTTGCTGGTTAAAAACTTCCAATTCTCTTCTAGTTTTGGACCATAAATATCTTTAGCAGTTGTTGCTAAAATTAATTTATCATCAGCATAAACTTCAAAACATGAAGCCTGTTTGTTGATCGCACCATTTAGTGCTCGAACTTGCTTAAATTTTGTACTTAATCTAGCGCGCTTCTGTTGTTCCTTAACTTGTTCGTCACCAGGAAACATACCATCTTGTCCACCCATAGCTTTATCCTGGTGCATATGCTTATCATCCATCCAATATTTCTTGTAATCTTCTGAAGTAAAAGTGCTTGGCTCTACGGGTTCAGCCTTACCATCTCCTGCGGCTCCACCATAAAAGTAAGCTTTTCTCTCCAATCGACGTTGGGCCAACTGAGCGCGCTTCTGTTGTTCCTTAACTTGTTCGTCACCAGGAAACATACCATCTTGACCGCCCATTGCCTTATCTTGATGCATGTGTTTGTCGTCCATCCAATATTTCTTGTAATCTTCTGAAGTAAAAGTACTTGGCTCTACAGGTTCAGCCTTACCATCTCCTGCGGCTCCACCATAGTAATATGCAATCCGACGACGTAATTCCGCTCGTTTGTTTAACTTAGAATCATTCATTATTTCCTCCATAATGTTTTTATGCGTTTTATTTTTATCTAAACTAGAAAAAGCATAAGTTTCAGGACCTACGCCTCCCGTTTGAAATGTATCAATATTCTCACCATTATCACTAGCAACTAATCCGGTAGACTCTCCACCAGTTCCTCTAACCCCTTCATTATCAACAGTTTCTATAGCTGCCCTTCCAGAAGCATCTTGTCCGCTACTAAAGGTTTCTCCTTGACCAACAGACATATTATTCTCAAGAGAATCATCATAGGATTTGCCAAAACTTTCATATAAATCTGAAATATCAGAATCAGAAGCCCCTGCATCTCTCAATTGAGATAACGCTTTAGCAAACTGCACCTCTCTATTTTCACTCCACCTTAATCCGCCTTCTTCTGCTGTTTTAACAAGATTATACTTATGCAAATAATTATTTACTATAGATTGGCGCTGAGTTACTGAACAACCACGTGGACCACAAGCAACTTTTAAAATTTGGTCTAATTCTTCTGCTTGTCCCAAGGATAATTGAGCACTAAACTTTTCAAAATCAGAAACTCCATAATTACTTAATTCAGCCTTATGTTCTCCTATAGAAGCAATACATCGAAGCAATCGCGCACCCGGTTCGGCAGGCTGAACTACTAAACTATATTCCATTGGCTTTAGACCAATATTAACTTCTCCATATGCTGAACGTGCTGTAACACAGACACAATACTCTTTAGGAGTGGTAGCTCTATTCCCACAATCGCTGCAAATAGAAGTAGTTACAGCAGTTCCCATGGAGCCATACCGCACTACACCCGTTTGAACTTTTCGAGCTAAATTTGGATAATTCACTTTATCCAAAGCACAAAGACCAACAACCTGTTTGTGCTTTTCATCATAATAAGTATCTAAAATAATTCCACGAATACCATCAACAGATTCTGATTTGTGGTCTACACATAATGGTGTTCCAATCCAATCTCTAGCTGCCTTCTTTAATTCAGATTCAGGAAATATATCACCATTATTATTTTTGTGCGCTGGAACATTTCCATGCCAATGATATTTATCATCAAAATATCCCCAAGCACGCTCGTGACCGACTTTTTTTAAATTTCCATCATCATCAACAAGAGCGGATTCCGCTGCTTTTAAAAATATAATTGTAAAATATAAAAAATCATCTGATTTAGGAGCCAATACTTTAGAGGTATTAGCGAGTTTTTCTAGTCTAGCCAAAATATGTGGAGAGGCAGCAACAATATCAGAAGAAACTTCTTTAACCACATTACCGCTAGAATAACCAATTTTAATAAATCCTGAAGTAGACATGATGAAAATCCTTAATAATCACTAGGTGTTTTTATATTAGCCATTTAATATTTTTGTGTAATTTACTCTGATAAAACAATCATACCCAAAATATTTGTATTTATATATTCTTTGGCACGCTCCACAGAAGAGACTAAGTCTTCTATTGTACGCTCATATCCATCTGTATGTGCAGAAAACTCCATAAAAAAATCAGGAGAACCAACTTTATCTCGTAAAGCAAAGATCTTTTCTGCTGCATCAGATGCAGATTTAGAAGATGATACTAAACCATCAATAATTTCTAAAGTAGTCGTTGCATCTTTAATATCATTAAAAATTCTAATAGCATCTCTGATTTTAATTAAATATGCCTTAATGATTCTTATGTTTCTTTTTGCAGACTGATGAAATTGCCCCTTAGATTTTTCTATTACTTCAGCATTATCTTGATGTTTTTCATATTCCATCTTATTTTGCAACATTTTATCTAAAGAATCTTCTATCAACTCTATTGCTCGATCTAGCATCTTTAAAATTTCTTTAGCTTTCTTTTTTATATCATCTGATACAGGCACACCAGCCCGCTTTAAAATAGAGTTATCTGCTCTAATTTCTATTTTAGCCTCTGGATATCTCTCAGAGATGCATTCTAAAATATTTTGTGCATCCATTTCTTCAGAAATTTGCAAAATCTGAGATGCTTCTAAATTAATAATTTCACCGAGACTATAATATATTTTATGCTGTAACATTTTAAGCAAATGTTTAGGTTCTCTCATGGAGGTGCAAATAATTATTTTATTACTCACTTTAGTTGCAGCCACAATATCTTCTAAAAATTTAAATACTTCCTTATTATAATAATCATTTGAATCCATATACATAAAAGAAGCAAAGCTCTTTCTAACCATAGTGTCTTTTCCATACGGCAATTCTAACCGAGCGTCTTTTTCCTTGCCTTTACCTACAGTTATTGTTCTACCATAGATATCTATGTCTAGTGTTCCATTCCAAGAATCATCTACTTCACTATAATTATTATAATATTTAACCATTGGAGCTGCGTTTATTAAGCCATCAATATAAAAAGCGGTTACAACTTTATTAGTTATCGGAGATACTTTTAAAAACTCAGCAGTTGATGATAATTTAGATTTCTCTGAGGCTGTTTTAATTAAACCTGTATTTATATTAATTATAGGAAATCCCTTCCAATTCATATTAGAATTGTCTTGAAATTTAAAATTAGTAACAATAGCCGCCTTAACAAACCCAACTTCTTGTGCAATTTTAGTTGCATCTTTTAAAAAACTTGATAATGTCTCTATATCAATCATATCACCTGTATCAATTCCAAGTCTAGATGACAATCCTCCGTGAATTTCTAAAACATATTTTATTTCAGCACATCCAAAAGTAGCCAAAGATCCCGGCTGAATATTGCTATAAACTTTTTTAATAATATTTTCATCATCTACAAATAAAATATCTATTGGAAATGTTACCGTTCCCATGTGATATAATACACTTTGAGGCCGACTATATTTAAATAATAAACCAGCGGAGTCATCTAATGATTTATATGATTGTAATCCGATTACTTGGTCTTGAACACTTTCTGCTATTCCACATTGAAAAGATGCTAAAGGAGCATTAGCACCTTTATATATAGTAACCTGAGCCTTTTTATATCGCACATCATCAAGAACCCAATTATAATCACTACCTTCTACCGGACTAATTATTCCACCAGCATATTCCGTTGTCTCAGACAAACCCTGCTCAGAATCCATATTCTCTAATACAGATTTTTCAGGAGTCAAACCATCCGATGGAACAGAAGTTTGCAAATCTATTTTTGTTGGGCCATCTTGAGTTAACCCAAGTCCATCGCCATATTCTTCTGGGGTGCCTATAACTCCTGGCCATGCATTTTTTTTCATAAACCCTCCTTATAAAGCTTTAGCCAACTCATCAAGAGTTTGAATAATGAAAGCCGGATTTTTACCATTTAACATATTTTTAATTAAACCAATACTCGCTCCAATCGCAGCCCCGCCAGGGGTTTTTTTAGAAGCAAGTTCAGATACATTTAATTGATTAACCTTATTTCGCAAATTTGGATAAGCTCTATTCCTAGCTTCTAAAGACATTTTATGTAACATAATATCAATAATGCTTTTAATTTGTTCAGCCACATACTTTGGATTATCATAAACATATTGTGATTCCTTTTTCATTAGAACTCCGTCATATATTGACTGGCACGCATCACCACTTTCTTATAAGCAGATTCTTTTGCTTTATTAAGATTATTATGATTAGGATATTCTAACAAAATAGTTCTACTGTAAATTTTTGCTAGCTTCTTTAAAACATCATTTGTATTCGGGAGATCTGCATTTACAATCTTAATCATTAATTGATTAAACAACAATGTTGGATCGTCACTTTTTGTCTCGGCATATTTTATTAATAAAAAATCCGCAAAATCCGCAAAAGCATATTCGTCTTGTTCATCTGCTAAATCACCTAATTCTACCAATAAATCTATTATGCCTTCAACTGACCCAGATTGATTTAGTTTTTTACCTTTATTAACTTTATAAGAATCTGGATCTTGACCGAAACCCTCAATCCCCATTTCTAATGCATTAAACCCATTGGCTCCTTCTGCCGATACATCATTTTCAGGCATAGAAATAGGTACATCTTTATCCTTGGCAGGCTTAGATTCCTCTATCTTTTTAGACCAATAGGATGTTTTAATCATTTTATTTTACACCCCTTACATTCTTGATACCATAATTTGGATCAGATATTTCATCCGCTTTGCTGGCAGTAGTGTATTTTTCAGGAAGTTTTACCTTTCCAGTAACTACATCTGCAACAGAAAACTTCTTACCATCTGCTCCTTGATAGTAAGAACTAGTAGAACTAGAGGAAGATGCTATTTTTTTCATATCCTCTATTTCTTCTTTTGTAATAGGAATTTGCTCGTTATATAATCCCATAATAGCTCCTGCTTAGATTTTAAATATTACTATGTAGGAGTTGGTTCGCCACCCGGACCTGCTCCTCCGGCGGGGGCTCCACCACCTAAAGCTGAACTAAGATCCGGTGCTTCTCCACCACCCATTGCGGGTAATCCACCTAAATCTAATCCGCCTCCTCCTCCAACACCCGGTATACCACCCATATCTTCACCACCTCCACCTTGTAATCCAGGAAGTTCTTTATCTGGAGGCTCAGTAATGGCACTATCAGCATCCAAGTTTCTAAGTTCTGCTAGACGCATAGTATTCATAGTTTGCTCTTCTTTTTGGCGAATAACATTTGCAATCAACTCTTCCTTAAGTCTTCGATCTTCTTCCTCTTTACTTAAACCAAGACTACGGTACAGAGTCTGAAGAGATACCTGATTGTTAGAAACGAAATTAGAGATATTTTGAATGTAATCATTCATATCATATAGATTCATATGGTTAAAGTCTACTTGAGGAACAACCAATCTTTGCTTTCCATCAACATATTCAAAAAATCCTTGAATTTCACAGATTGGTGCAAAAATTTTCTGCTCCAACCACTTTTTAAGCATATTTCTAAAGATATCATATCGCTGTCTTAATACTTCTAAACCAACAGAAGAACTCGCATATGTATTTCCGTGTATTGCGATCTTTCCATTAGATCTTGTTACAAAAACATGATTTGGAACTTCGACACAAAACACTCTATAGTTGTTGACCCAGCGAACGGAAGCATCTGTAGGTTTTATAATTGGCATGGTTTTCTCTAATTCATTTTGCTTAGAGATTATAATTTTGTATATATCGACTTGTTTCTCTATTTTTTCTATTTTTTCTAAAGTAATTTTTGTAGCATATTTACATTTAAATGCAATCTCTTGAATATCATCCGCTAACTGTTTTGAAACCGTAAAACAGCAAGTTATCTCTTTTGTACTATTTTTCAAAACCAAGGCTTTCAAAAGTATTTCGAGATTTTCTTTTGAAAATTGTTTCACTGATTCTGGTATATGTTTTTCAATACCTTCTTTGTATCCAGACAAAATATCTTCTGCAAAAAATTCAAACTTTATATCTTTATATTTTAAATAATTGTCTGATAAATAATATCCTAAATATTCCAAATAATCACCTATTAAAATTTCTTTAGAATATCCATTTTTGCAAGGAGTCTTAATAACTTCTGGTGCGTCTTTTCCTTTCCATAAATCTATACTTGTTTTAAATCTAACACTTTCTTCAGGTTTAGAAGTGAAATCTTTATTAGAATTTATATCATTAATATCAAATATGCTCAAAGCTCTTTCTTTATTAAAGGTTACGCCATTATTTCTGGAAAGAAACATTTCATGGAAATCAGTAGTTTCAATATCTACTTCTTGATTTTTAAATCTAAACATCATTCCTGTAAATTCAAAATCTGTAGTGAATGTCGGCTTATGAAACTTTAACTCCCCAGTTTCTGGAACAACTGTAGCAATCTTGTCATTAGAAATTAAATCATCATAATAAAGCCATCCACGTTCAGTTAGAATCTCATTATCATCTACACTCATACAAACACCCTCTTGGTCCATTAAAGCTTTAGGTGTCATTAAGCCAGTATAAATATTATTATTTATTAACTCTATATCTGCCGCTATGTCCAATACAGAACCAGAGAATCCAGCTCGCTCTATTGTGACCCCATCATGAGTAATGATTTTAAAATCTTTATCATATTGTGCTTCTTCTAATATAATTTTAAATGCTTCAATATCCGCTTGAGTTGGACGATAATCATTAGAGCCTCCAAGCTTAACTAATGTTAAGGGGTTTACCATTCCATCAGCTTGAGCAAACTTACTATTACCTTGAATAGTTACTTTACCATTTCTTCTGGTGACAAATAATCCGGTAGGTACTTCAAAGCACCAGACGTCTCCATCATAATCAACTTCATTAATATTTGCTCCACCGTGATTCGGATTGCCATATACTAATGGAGTATCGCCATAATTTCCATCTGACCATAGAACAGTATATTCTTCAAAATCTCTATCAGGACGCGTTGTAATATTTATATTAGGCGTGAATCCACATTTATAGGCCATTTCATAAATATCATCTGCAAGTTGTCTAGATACTGTATTATAACGATATCCTATTGCTCCATTTTTATACTTACTTGGAACTACAGAACCATCACCAGCTATGAGCGCATCGAGCATTATCTTCTGTTTTTCCGGAGGAAGGTTTAAGATCCATCGAGGAATCTTCTTATTATAAGAATCTGTCTTGCCATCTACACTAAATTCTTCAATACAATGCAGGGTGAGTTCTTTGTCTGCGATACTTGCTTTCCAAATATCCTGCGGATTTGTGGATGAAAATCCACTTTTTTGCATCACTATACTGCTAGTTAACTTCCTTCCAATTATATCGGCTACCTTTTCAAAAGTATATTTTATATCTTCATAACAATCAGAAGTAGGTTGCTGAGAAATAAGAACTTTATTATCGCGCCATATCGATCCCAAACCTCCTCTTAATTTGGAATATATGCATCCCTCACTAACCACGTACCCGGCAAATTTTAGATATGTATCAATATCAATAGTGTTATCGCCTATATCAACAAAGTTGATATTTTTAAAACAGGAAGAGGAAAAATCGGTTTTGCTTTGAAATCTATAAAAAGATCCTTTACTCATATCTTCTGCTTTGATAATTTTATATTGGTTCCAGCCTCTACTTGTTTTTTTAGATGCATACATTCTGTGGTTTGGAGTTACACATACATCAATCTTTTCTCCAGAAAAATGAAACATTTTTCCATTGTATGGCTTAAGAATTGTATTGGTTGGTTGATGATATTCAGCCTCTTTTGTTTCTGAATTATAACAAAGAATTTTTAAATTCTCTTTTAAATAATGACAGCCATTATCATCTGTATAAATAACATCTGAGTATTTTTTGAAGCCTTCTGAAGTTGCAATTTCTGTTTGATTATCATAGCATTCCCTCAATTTATCATAAAGCATCAAATCTTTATATACTGATACTATAATTGAAGTTCCACGAATATCATATGGAGAGCTAAGCAATTTAAGGTGCGATATGTTTAAATTATCCAAAGGAATATTTTGTCCTTTTTTAACATAATCTAAAATATATTTAGGTACTCTATGCTTCATTTGAATATCAGATGGATTGCTGGAGTTTACAAGTCGCTGTAAAGAAGCGTCTGGCCTTAATGATATTATAGTCTGATCGCCTATTGCTGGTTTTTTAACATGAATATAATCAGGATTTAAAATCGTGATTCTTTTCCATATACCAGCATTTCTATCTAATTCTGCATAAGGAAAAGACTCACCATTTTTCCAAAATTCCAATGAGGCACCATACACAACAGAATATAAATCTATTCTATCGGCCATTTCTAAAAAGAACTCTTGAATCTCTTTACTTTTACATGTAATATTGATTTTAGAAATAGGATATGATGAATGCAGGTTGATTGCATTTCTAACGATTGGATGTGTATCATAAAAAATTCTATTCCACGCATTCATTGTAACACGATCACGAGGAAGATTTAAATTCGCCAATTGAAACAAAGGAGAATATAAATCAGGCGCCATTCGATCTGACATGCTCGTGGTAGTTGGAAGAACTGAAGCACTTGCAGTGGCAGTCTTTCTAAAATTAGGACTATGGGCTACAGCAGAATGCATAAAATTACTTTCTGCATCCGTCTTTTCTTCTCGACTCAAGGATTGATGCACCTCTGCTCGTCTAAGATCACTTAATTTACGTAAAGTATCTTGAGTTACAGGTTCGTTTTCTTTAGAAATATTAGAATTTGGCGTTCTCGCTCCTCGTCTATTCATTTAATCTCCTTATTTAAGTCTCGGCAAGTGGACTAAAAACGGCCTTATCATGGTTGGTTGTGTATCTATTCCTGGTTTAATTGAAAAACCATGAGTGATATCAAATTTCCAAGCTATATAAGCATATAGCAGAGCCATCAATCCATCATTTGGTATGCTACCCTTTTTATAAGTTTTAATCTGTTGTCCACCAGACATTCTTACACCCATTTCCATAGAAGTACAATGATCTATAAGCCATTCTATGTGCTCATAACTTCCCCATGGAAATCTAATCTTACCTTTTCTGAATTTATCAAAAATTTCATCGATTAATAAATCTTTATTATAACCAATAATTAATTCATCTTCACGATATTTAAGTGGTTTAACTAAACTTCCGCTTCCTTGTGCTCCTAAAAATTTACTATGATAAAGTAATTGTAAATCAGATACTACATCATTACCATAAAAATGATCTGACACTCCTTGTATGATACCAAATCTACGATAACATTCTTTAATAGTAGCAATTTTATGACGAAATCCGTGTTCACCAATTTTATGTGTATGTTCCACAAGCAATGTTCCATCATGTTGTGCAGATAATACAACAATACAAGAAAATGATTGACCTCTATCAATATTATCATTTTCCACCTTTCCACCCCAATCCACTCCGAGATATGTTTTCTTTTCTCTTGAGTCTATTCTGCGTGCCATGCATCGATCTGCATCTCTACAGTGTTCATAAATATCAGCTTTAGTTAAAGGTAAACCAGCACCAGAATAAAATTCACCAATTACTTCGTTGTTCCAGACTCTCATTGATTGTGTAGGATTATTTTCCGGCATTAAATCTAAAATATTTTGCTTAGGAAATTGTGGTAAATATAATTGATTAATATGATATCCAACATATTTAGCGGTTTCTGGATCTTTTGTTGGAACCCATGCTCCATTTTCAATTGCTTCTATTTTATGTTGCCTATGTCCACAAAGTGGGCATTGTATAATAAAGCCATCTACCCAAATGTGCTTCCATCTATCATCGCCAGAAAGATAAAATGGAAATGTTTGCTTGCAGTTAGTACATCCCAAATGATAATATCGTTGGTCTGATAACTCCCATATGGAATGGAAAAAAGAACTTCGCTCCTTTGGCGTTCCAAAATAAACTTGCACACCTTTACCAACCGGACCATATTTTGCTGCGGTTAGAATTTTAGTAGCATTGCCAATAGCTAAACCATACATTTCTTGACAATTATGGGCCAATGGTCCTCCAGCATTTTTAGCCCGATTAGAAGATGTAACGACAAAATTATGATTATCTTTAACTTCTATATCATAAACGATCTCTTTTTGATTTAAATAATGTACATCATTAATACTTAAAAATCTATATTCCTTATAATTAGCATTCCAGTTGTGCTTTTTAACACTTCTATACTTTTTAAGAATTTTATATTCTATGGATGGATGTATATATGGTGCAATTAATTTACATAATTTATCAAATTCATTTTTCTTAAAGTAAATAAAAAAGAAATCAGAACCGCCATGATTGTAAGATTTATAATGACATTGAATTCCTAAATTTTTAAATTTTTCTACTATCATTTCTTGAGTTTTTTCATCAAAAGAATGGGTTGATAAAGATCCACTTCCGCTTTCAGAAGAACCATTATTCCAAAATTTTGAAGATCCCTTGTCCATATACCATATGGCAATACCAATGGCGGTTAAATCTTTTAAAATCCAAGGAGGACAATATTTTTTTTCAGAGGAAATCTTATTTGATAATCCAAACCCCTTTGTTGTGAATTTGATAGCTTTATTTTTTGCATATCTATTTTCTTCAACTAATGTTAATTTAGAATCAAAAAGAGATGCTTTCCAAGAGCAATAAGCTGTTTGCTTTTCAGAATGAATTACCGATAATCTATATTTTTTATTTGCATAATTATCTAAATGACCATTTCCGAGAAAAGATCCTAACACAACCTGATGTTGTTCATCTCCAAGGGCATAAGACATTTGTCCTCCGCCAAAAGATGAAACCAATAAATCATTAGATGTTAATTCTTTAGCTTTTTTCCATCCAGAATCTGTTAAAAATAAATGATTTTCAGTACATTTAATTTTTCTTCTATTACAGACTACTTCTATTAATTCTTTTTCCCCTCTATTCCAAGCATTTATTACGCTTTTATATTCAAATAATTGACTTGATTCATTAAAAGATTTTATTTTTGGCAAAGTTTTATTATTTTTATACATATCATAAATTTTGCCTATAAATATTTTTTTTCCACCTTCTATTTCTATATTTTGGTTGTATGGAAAACATTCATCAAAAAAGATAGCATCTGTTGTCATACCTCTTATTCTGTCTGCATCTCTACCCAAACTATCAACCCAAATAGTGCCAGTATTAAACTGCTTCATAGTTAAATTATCTACTGCATTGGTAGAATGTAATTTATTTTTATTAATAAAATCATCTTTAGCCGTTCTAACCATACCCTCTAATTTATCTTGAGTAAACTTTTTAACCATAGCTAAAGAAGGAAAGGCGTGTAGAACTCGAATTGGTGGATTAGAAAATAATCCACTATTTGTCAAATATAAATCTAATGCACCAGCCATCATAGTGGCGCCGATCTGACGACCTTTACATAATACAACCGGTTTTCCTGTGCCGGTTGTAGCTTGCAGAGCAATATATCGATAAATGTCTGCCATAAATTTCCAGCCATTACCAATGATTTTAAAAGACTGGCCATCAATAGTTAAATTGTTTTCCACAAAATGAGCAGGATCATAGTCTAAAAAACTAGAACGTATTTGACTAAATAATTCTTCTTCACTTTTAATTAAATCTTGTTGATATTTTGACATCCATCACCCACATTAGGTTGTGATCTCAGAATGTCGATAATAATCTGCATTTGTATCTTCTGCCTCACCAGAATTAATTGGTTCTGGTGGTACGTAAGTTACGATTTCAGCACTTTCATCTTTTGATAATTTTTTATCAATTGCCCTACGGAGTTTATTAACATCAATAGGGAGGTCTAAAAAACGCAAACCATCTTCTTGTCGACATCGATTAATAATAGCAGTTGCATCAAGATGTGGCTCATGTTCCATAATTTTTGCAATATGCTCTAAAATTTGCTTCATAGCTGCTATATCTTCTGGAGTATGTTTAATTTTAGCAATTTTAACTTCATTATTAAATTCTATGGAGGTAGCAGTTATTTCTTGTTTATTATGAAACATAAGTTTTTCAAAACCTATTCTAGTTTTAATATCTTCCATCTTTGCTTCTATTGTTCTAAACTTAGAAGCATTTTCAAGTGTTGCTTTTTTATCCGGATCTAAATATTCTAAATTTGCAGATTTGGCAAGCCCACGAGCAAATTGATCCAGCCAATCACATGTAATTTTATTTGTTTCTTGCAAATCTGTTTGTCTGGATACCTTCATATCTTCTCCTTATCCAAAATAAGTTTTGATAAAATCAACACCATGTCTTTCGGTTTCTTTACCCTTTTCTGGGCTCACCCCTATTGATCCTCTATCTTTAAAAATTGGGAAACCGGCATCCATAACCATTTGCATAAGAGCAAGTTCTTCTCTCTCATCTAACTTATACTTTTCTTTCAGAAAATCATATACATCTTCAAATGGATGGCCAGCAGATATAACCGCATTTATTAATATACCAGATATCGCCCTCTCAAATGGAGTAATAACCATTTGTTGTCTTGCAACTGTTGCTTCTTTTTCTATTTCGTTGGATGCACTTCTGCCTAATGCAATTATAGCAGATTCCACGGAGTTATCTTCACCAGTAGAACTTTTTAATTTCTTTTTTAATTTCCCCATATGCTCTTTTAAGGTTCTCATATCCTGCATCATTTTAACTCTGGCTTTTTCTAGAAAATCAGTATCAAGCTCTTGATTCACATCTTTTCGTACTGCTTCAGAAATTTCATTATTTAAACGACTAATATAAGCATAAGTTCTTTCACAACCTGAAATAGAATGTCCATCATGCTTAGGATAATTATTTAAACTATCCCTTAGATAATCAGTAAAGTGAGATACATCTCTATCATCATTCCAATTGGTAATTTTTGGCTCTTCTTTTGGCTCTTCTGGTTCATCGTCTATATATACACTATCTGCTCCGGGAATATATCTTCCTTTTGATTCAGATGATTCAGAACCCGATGCACTCCAAGCGTTTTCTTCACTGGTAAATTCATCAGGTGTGTCTAATAGATTATATTGAACCCCATCTTGAGCATCGCTTTCAGAAGCATCTTTCTCATCAACGTCTTCATCTTCATGATCATCTTCACCTTCACTATACCCCATAACTTCATGCAGAATTTTTTCATAATCATCTAAATCCGTGTCTTCTTCAAATGTAATAACTAGTGGCTCTACATCTTGTTGTATAGGCATAGGTAAACCTTTTGGCATAGAGACCTCTTCTACAAACTCGACAACCATTGAATCGTCCTCTGCTAAATTTTCCTCTACTGGAGGATGTACAAATCCCGCGTTATTTGGGATTGGCTCCATATATGAGGTTACTGAAAAACTAAGTTTCTCCATTGTATTATCTCCTTAACCGTAAAAACTCATAATTCCATTCCAAGTACTATTGATATTATCATCTCCAACTTCTGATACTGGAAATAATCCAGTGGAAAGTGGTTTAGCTGAATCTCCCGTATATATCCGAGGATATAATGGACTACCATTTAAAGGAATATTAACAGAAAATCCTTCAGACTTATCCTCAGATTCTTCATCCTCAGATTCTTCCTGATCCGTATAGTCGTCATCTTCAGCTTTTGTTTGATTTAAAAAATCAATAAAATCGTGATCTCCTGGCACATTATACTCCATGCTTTAATAATAAATATTAGCAATTAGCTATAAATTCTAACGTGATAGTGATCTGATTCTGAAATCAATTTCATATTAAATCTGCCACTATCTTTGATTAAGTTTAAAAGTTCTAAAATTCCATCAGTTTGTCTTAAATCTACAGCTTCTGCTGGCGTTCTAAGATGCGCACTAGACTGTCTACCCATTGCATCCCAATATTCTGATGCAGCTTTAAGTCCTTGCCTATTTGTACCTAATTCCACAAAAATTTCATTAATATGAATTACCATTTCTTTATCTTGATATAATTCAAAAAGATATATAAGTCCAAGATTAATTGGCGCTTGAGTTAAATTTCTAATTCTATTAATAGTATTTTCATTTTTAGCCGATCGTTTTGCGACATCATCAGTAACAACTTTATTTGCACCATTCTTATTCCAATTATTAGCCATAGCTCTAATTTGTCCACGAGTAGAACGATGTCCGCTAGTAACAAATGGTTTTTGATAACCCTTTGTTTTGGCTAACTTACCAAGAGTGGCTAAAAAAGATTTTACAGCTTCTGATGTTCCATCAACATCTGCTCCAAGTTTAACTCCTACAAGACCCTTATAATTACTTGGACCAAATTTTATAGGATTTGATAAATCTGGTTTTGCTTCATCATCTTTTTTAATATTCAACAATCTTTGTGTTCGATGTTGAATATTTTTCATAATACTATTATTAACTTCTGGAACTGATTCTTTTAATATTTTTAGCACGTCTTCTGGGTTCATATGTTGATGACCCCAAGAAGTATTATATTTTTCTCGATACCATTTAGTCCAAGATTGATAACTTGAATCAAACTCTCCGGGTAGATTAATTGCATTTTGCTTCCACCAATCAGATAAAATTTTATAAGAAGGCCCTTGAGATTCATACTCTGGCCAACTATATGCTATAAATGGATTTTTAACTGAATCAGGCATCTTGCAAATACTCCGCCAATAATTTATTTTGAATTAAAATATTTTTAAATTCACCAACTAATGGTACATTTTTAAATAAATTAAATTTCTTTAAAAGTTTAATTGTTTTATCTGGATTAATTTTTAAAGCTTTTGCTAGTTTAACTGTAATATATTTATCTTTAATATTTTCCGAAGTAAATAAATGTGCATTTTTTAAAACAAAATCTTCTATATCTTTGGAGATTTCAAAATCATATCGTACTGCCAAATTAATAGCTCGATATATTCTACGAGGATCATCTGATAACGTGATTTCAGCGGGAACTGGAGTTTTAATTATTCTATTTTTAATATCTTCAAAAGCCGTACCAATTGGATCTATAATTTCTCTAGTAAGCAAATCCTGATGTAAAGTATTAATTGTAAAGTCTCGACTATATACCTCTGCTAAATGTTTTTTATCAACATCCAAATGTTCAATAACTCTTAGAGATTCAAAATTACTAGAGAAATCCATATCATAAGATTCTGTAAAAACGGTAACGTGTCCATCATCAGATAATTCAAATGTAACATTTAAAATATCAGCCATTAATATACCGAGTCGTAAAACATCCGGAGAATTAGTTGTTAAATCTATATCTGTAGTTTGAACCTTTTCATTAAGATAAACATCTCTAGGTACTCCACCAACTATATAAGGCTTATCTATTAAATTATGTTCGGCAACTTTAGCAATAAGCTTTAATGCTTCATTAATATCCATAACTTAGACTCCTTATACAATATTTTTAGGAGGTGTAACTTCTTGAGAAAACTCTTGATTAATGGCGCCCTGCCCTTTTCCGTTATCAATAGGTTCTTCACCTTGAGACATAGTCTTATTTACTTCTTTAATTGCTTTATTAGAAATATCAGTTTTCTTAGCTTCGGAAATTTCCGACATGCTTCTACCTGAAGATAACATTCCCAACATTTTTGTGACACGAACCATAGCATAAGAATATGCATCAATTAACTTACTTTGAGCTTCCATTAACTCTGGGAATAAAGATGCCAATCCAAGTTGATCTAATATTATATCAAACTCTGCTAATTGGCGAATCGTTCTACGATCTGCTAATCTCGCTGCCACGTCTTCTAATTTTGTGGCAGCTTGTGCTAAGTCGCCTCTGATTCCGGGAGTTTTTTTTGGCTCAACCAAAATACCCGGACTTTTTTCATTACCTTCGCCAGCCTCCAGGGCTCTCCCTATTGCCTCTGATGCTCCGGGAGACTCTGCACCCTGGCCAGCGCCTTCAGGAGCACCAGGAATAGCCGCAGGGGGCCTGGATTCTGGCGCCACCGGAGCCTCTGGAATGGGTTCTGAAAGATCCTGTGCGATAGCAGTGAGAATTTCTGATGCTTTGGAATATCCAACCTTTTTAAAGTTTCCTGCTGTTCTAAATGCAATATCACTAGCCATAGATTGCAGCCTCACTCTACGCATTTGAAGATCAAAGGCATGCAGCATATCCGCTAAATCAGCCTGTTCTTCGGGATTAAGATGCTGATCGTCTCTAAGAAGTTTGTCTATGCGTCTAATTGCTCCATTAATCCGAGCCTTCCATGCGACAAAATCTTCTTCTTTCTTAGTAAATTCTTTTAAATCATTTAATTGCTTTTGAACAGACTCATCTAATACAACAGGAGATCTATCATATGGTACAGAATTTAGTCCAAATTGAAAATCAGATTGTTTCTTCATAATTACTGCTCCCTCCTCAGAATACTTTTCATGTTCTCCATTCTTATAGTAAAGTAGCCATTTCTTGAATCTAAAGCGCTGATCATCTTTGTTGTCTAATAGACTCGCATAATAATCTAGTGCTTGATGAAAAGACATCTTTCCTGACTGAACAGCTTGATATATCTTATGGACTAAACCGACCCATTGCTCTAAATCAGATTTTACTAAATACGGTTCAGATAAGGTTCCCATTCCCATTGGATATGCTACTTTTTTAAAGTTACTAAATTTTAAAATTGCTTTCGTTACTAAATAATAATAATCATTAGGAGTTTTTAAGTCTTGCTCTTTTCGTTCTAAGTAAGCAGCTGATAAAATTTCTGCATCTACTCTACCAAAGGCTGCTTCTAAGATATTATGAATATTCACAAAATCTCTAGCATCCTCATGGCTGCCAAATTTAATCCCAGGATACTTCTTTTGAATCCTATGAATGTCTTTGTTTAAATCTTTCATTTTGAATTAATGAATCCTGTAAATGTTTAATTGTTTCAAACCAAACTTGACGATCATGAGGAAAATCTGTTCCTCTTACTAAGTCTTCAATATAAGATAAAAATAAATTCATATGTTTGCCTGGTATCTTCCTCTCATTATAAAATTTGATATATTTTCTTATCCAGGCTTCAAATGCATGAAGATTAATTAAATCTGATAAATTCAGCTTTTTAATCTTCGTCTGAGCTAAAGTCTGCATCAATAACTCCTAATTGTTTATATTCTGTCGCCCTGTGATTAGCTCTAGACATTTTATTGTTTATTTTATCTACAAAAACAGGAATTAATGTTGGATCTAATTCTTGTAACACCTCAAAAACAATACCCTTTAAAATATTAACTTGTTCATTTACTACATTAATATTAATATTATGTTCAATTGTTTTATCGGCCACACCCTCAATATATTTTTTCCAATCCTGCAAAATTCCTTTATACATATTTAAATACTCTAAAAATACTTTATCGTGTTTTATATCACCTTCACCATTGGCTAAAAAATTATAATAAAATTCTAATCTAGATGTTACCAAAGCATCCATCTCTCGTAGTTTGCGTGAAACATCTAATTCTGCATCTGCAATCTCATTTATTTTACGTTGATATGCATCTCCTTGTGATATAATATATTTGGCTTCAATTTTTTCACCATCTTTATTGGCATCAATTCGAGCATTCTTAACTGCATCTAAAACGTCACCATGAAGATCTAGATTTTCCTTTCTAAACTTTTGTAAAGTTACATAACTAATATAAAGAGATTTACGCTTTGGATATTTTTCCTTTAACCAAGCATCAACGTGTTGAACAGATTCTCCATCTAAAAGACGCTTTATAATATCTTCCTTGTCTGGATGTCTTAAAACTTTATTATTCACCATTCCTCCAAACTTAAAAATCCACTGCTATATTACCAAAATATAGTAGTGGATTTAGGATTTATTATCAGTATATATCCAGCTCTTAACCTCGGGATATATTCTTAGTAATCGAAGTATAAATCGGTTTGCAAATCGACAGATCCACCAGGAAACTTTTCTCCAGTTTCTGTTGTAAAACCTTCATTCCAATTATATTCACGCCCTGTAAGAGGATCTGTTTGAATACCATCTTTGAGATGTGCCTGTTGGCCCACCCTATCTGGAGAGTATCTGGTTGACAAAGTTCTTGGAGCCTCTTCGTAACTTATTTTAGACTTTTCATGAACCGGACCTGTATCATACTTAAGATCGTTACCAGTTCCACCTCGTTGATGCGCAAATTCTTGTCTGGTTGGATAATTAGTTACTCCAGATTGCATATTTTGCAAAGCGCCGTGTTGTTCATTAGTTGTAGCAGCTTCTTTAGACATTTCTATTAATGTATGTAAAGCCGCTTTTCTAAAGTCTCTGGCTAAAGTCCGATTCAGCTTGTGAGCCTCTTTCAGCATATTTGATATTTTTTTGGACATATCATCTCCTTATGTAAATAAAATTCTAGACGAAGAAATTAAAGTTTCTTCATCATTGTTAGCAGTCTTATTTCTATACTTAGGATATGGCCGCCCATGCTTATCAAAGTCTACTTTACTTAGTGGAAGACCTAATTTTGGACAATAAGGCTCAACAGACGTGGGCCGTGTGATCAAATCTCCTCGCTTGAATGCTTCCTTAACTAGTTGCTCTCTGGTAGAGCCCTTAGTAGAAGAAACCTTAAGAAGTTCTGAAAACTTATCCAAAGCTATTTTATGTTGTGTTGCACCAAAACGCTCTTGAATAGAAGATAAAGCATCTTCTGCTAACTTATAATCTTCTGTTGCTACACCTTCAATAATCCTGTCTACCAATTGATGATAAGACATCTTGCTCAATTCACCAGTTTGTCTTGCTTGAGTAACGCCTAAATCTAAGTGGGAAGCGTTTTTAATAAAATTATTAATATTATTAACTGTAAAATCATAAATAGATTCTTTTTTATCATTACTAGTAATAAATCTACTTGGTAAAATCGGTTTCTTATTATGAAACTCTACAGGAACATGTATGTTGCTTCGTCCAGCTATGGTTGGTATAGATATATTAAATAATATCATTTTATTATCTGATGATGCAACTTTGATTTGAGGATTAACAACTCCAACAGCCTTAAATTCCGCAGAAAGCATACTAGAGGCCATCATAACTTGTTCTTTTGTATAATTCGATGCTGCTACCACTAATTGATTTTCTAAATCAGTAAAATCTGTAAGTGCAGCTGGAGTTACTGCTCGATCGACAACTATATCTTTAGAACCATGTTGTCCTGAAAAAGCTTGACGACTAGAAGTTTTTATCTGATTTTCACTCATTTTCAGGTGAACCAAAAGATTGGCACGATTTAAATCAGTCATAGCTCCATCAGAAATCATCTGAGTTGGAACGGGAATTTTTCCGTTAGAAATCTGAACAGGTATATGCACAGCCACCTTATTTAAGCTATTTGTATTATATACTGCTGTGGCCAAAACAAAGTGTTCATTAGATTCTGATAGAATAACATCATTTGGTTGCATTCCCATTGCATTTAATTTGGCAACCACTAACATTTCTATTTCTTTCTTATCACGTAAATTGTACGTACCAAATGAGTTATTATTACCGAGGTCAAAAATTGAAGCAAATGCATTTGATAAGTCTTCGTTTGTATCAGCCTTAATTTCTCGACCCTCATCTGACCCGCGTCTAGAAGATGAAGAATAAGCTGTTTTTGATAATTTCGGATCAACTAATAATAGATCTCCAAGTTCGTCTCTAAAAGCTGTCTGTCCACCAGAAATCCCATACATTTTGTCATAACATGCAGTAATTTCTTGCTCGGTAAAAAAACTTTGCTTATTGGCGCGTTTCATTAAAACATCACGCATATTACCTATTAATTGATCCGTAGGATGCTTGTATGATGCCTGAATAAATCTATCTAAGACATATGATACAGGGAGTTCTCTTCCATGTTCAATTTGTCCCATAGCAGTCTTAGCCTGACTTAAGATGCTTCTAATATCTTTAATTTGTATATCTTTCATTACTATATTCCTTAAATAAATTTGCTTAACTCTGGGAAGGTAGATACCAGAGCATTACGTTTATCATTGGATTGCTCCAGCAAAACATCTTTAATAAACTTACCATTTTCACCAGCTAATTCTAATAAAGCTGTTTTAAAAGTTCCAACATCTTCTGGTTTAAATGAATATTCATCTGAAGAAAATCTAGCAATAGGTATATCTTTATATGCTAGGGTGACATTTTTATGTTCATAATCGCTAATCGCAGACCAATCACCCTGCTTGTTAGATGAATAAGATGGATCCGCAGCTCTAACTAAATGAGGCTTTCCATCTATATCTTCCAACATCCATAAGCTATGATATGGATCGTTTTCTACACGATATACGTCAAAAGCAATCTTTTTAATATCATGAGATGCTACTAAGGTATCAGTAAACTCAATAGAATTAATGGTTTTTAAACTAGAGGATGCTTTTTCTAAGACGTTTCGTAGAACCGCATCGATGTCCGTATTATACTTCTCTCTTATCATATTAAACCCTCTTCGTAAATCCTACGATTTATTAATAGAAATGGAATCAGGATATATCGCTATTCTTGATCTCATCAATCTCTTTGAGGATATTTACAATTTTAAGATTATTTGTGCATATTTTTTTCAACTTTTTAATTATTCCGCCATATCTTTTTTTATTATTTTTATAATCTATATTCCCATGCATAGCTTTGTGTACAGCAGATTGAGTAATTCCAAGATGCTCAGCAATTTCATTTTGAGTTTTTCCAGTTAATCGCATCATTAAAATAATTTTTTGATGTTCGGTAAGATACTCACCACTAATAATAGAATAAATTTCTTCAACCAAATCATCTCTTAATTCTGCAATTTTATCATTACACTCATTTGCCGCAAGTAAAGACCCAATACCACGATCTATTGGAAAATTATCCAACTTATCATGATCAAAGGATATCTCGACTATTTTATACTGATAAAGTTTAGATTTATTCATTTAGCTCCTATGACCAATTTGGAATATATAATTCTAGACTGTTTAAAAAAGATTGTCCATCATGATTACTAGAGCTAAAATATTCATCTGCATCTTTATAACCTTCGGGAATCAACATAAATCTAAATTTTATACCATTATTTGAATATTTGGTGTATATTCTTTCCATCGATTTGATTCCAGCATCATCTCTATCCAATATAAAAGTAATTTTATTTGTATATCTCGCTAATTTTATTATATGTCCTTTGGAAAAAGCTGTGCCGCAAATAGCTACTGTATTTGGAAATCCATTACTAGCCATCGCCATAAAATCAAAATAGCCCTCAACTACATAGCAGTTTTGGGCTTTTAAAATATGACCTCTAGAAAAATTTAAGCCATATAAATATTGAGATTTTTTATAACTTGAACCCTCATATTTGGCTAAAGATAGAATACTCCTTTGATCATCATTTAGAAGGGTTCTGCCGCTGATACCTACTACTTTCCCATATTCATCATGAATTGGAAAAATCATATTATGTGTGGCCGCAAACTTACTATCTTCAAAGTAGCCAACTATTCTTTCACCTTTGAGGATTTCGAGATCTACATATTTACCAAGCATATTTATATTCTGCGGAAAAAATCCTAATTGATATTTTTTCACATCAGATATGCTAATGCCACGCTTATTAATAAAATAATGTGCAGCCTTTTTTGACTTCTTAAGATTTTCATGACAAATTTCTATCAACTTAGTTAATTCCTTAGTTTTATTTTCAGCAGTAACATTTGACATTTTAAATCTCTCTTTTATAATTAGTATATAAATTTATTAACAATATAGTAAAATTATTATTTATTCTTCAAATGGATCATCCACAGTAAGGTGATCTACTTCATCTTCGGTTGTCGGTGGAGCGGTTAAAGCACTTTGAATATAATGCAATCTAAGATCTTTTTCAATTTGCACTACATCATTCTTAATAGCTTCCAGAGCTGCCTCTTTACTTGAACACTTAATATCATTAATAATATAACTTCTTGCTCCGGGTCGTTCCCAATATCCCAATATTGTACCGAGATCTAGTAATTCCTGCTCTCTTTGCG